CGGGCGGTACACATCGCTTTTGGACATGACAGTCATGCCGATGGAGTAGCCGACGGCATCGCCGCAAAGCTCCAGGTTGCTGGCGCGCAGCTTGTACCCCACGCGGTCCACGCGATCCAGGCGCTCAGTGTAGTCTTTAATGACGAGCTCCTGTTGGCGCTTCTGCTCCTCGTTCACCACGCCCTGGTCGAGTATCGGCGGGAGTGATTTCGGGCCGCAAGCGGTAACGACAAACGAAACAAAGATCAAAAAGGCTATACCCTTAAACATGGCAACCCCTTCACAGCGCAAACATTTACTTCCTCGTCATGTCTGACCAAGCCCACACTACGCGCCCGCCAATGGCCGCGTTCAGGTCGCCGCCGTAGTCACGATTCAGCCGAAACACGCGCGGCGGGTTGCCCACGGCGTTGTCGGAATAAAATACCAGCTCGGTGTCACCCTCGACGCGGGCGCTGCTCACGCGCTTAACTGCGCAGCCGCCGTCCGGATCACATACCAGCATTATCTTGCCGTCCACGTCCGGCCTGCGGTCCGCCTTGTCCACCAGAACAATATCGCCGGGGTGCAGGTACGGCACCATGGATGTCTGGCCCTTGCCTATCTCTACAGCCACCAGGTCGGAACGGAAACGGATCGAATCGTGGTGGCGCCACACAATAACCCAGCCGCGCAAGGCATCTTGGGGCATAAGACCCGAACCGGCGGCAATGGCTTCTTCGGCCAGGGGCACGGCGAGATAGTCTTCAGAGACGGGCGGTGGCGCACCGTGTTCAATGCCCACTATGCGCGGCTTCACAAACTCGATGTCGCGGGTTTGGGCCTTCGCAGGCGCATTGTCTTCAAATACAATCCGAGCACCAAGCTTTTCAAGAACCTCCGACATTTTGCGCCAAGACGGCTCGCGATGGTTCTTGCTGCCTGGATCGGCGAACCACCGACTTAAAAGGTTTGGTGCTTCGCCTAGCTCGTCAGACAACCGGCTCAGGTTGCCCCGCTTTTCCGCCATACCTTTCAGCCACGCCATTGATTCTTCATAGAGTCCCATTCCTAACCCTATGCCGAATTTCCCGCCGCCTGTCATGTCCCACATGGTATCTTCTCCTTGACTCTGAATGTACCAATAGGTATAAAGGGGCCATGAACATCGAATCTGACATCCGAGCGGCCCTGGAAAGGACAGGTTGGAACGCCAGCAGGCTTGCGCGTGAAGCCGGGGTTAAACCTCCGATAGTGACCAGGATTCTTGCCGGGACACGTAAGGGGCTGCACTCCGACACACTGGCGAAGCTCTGGCCGTTCCTTCACCCCGACACTCCCACCACCCTGCCGCAGGACGCGGCGTGAAGGAGAAAGCATGAAGATCCTCATTCTCGACGACGAACAATGCGCCAACACCGGGCCGGGAAACACCAAGGAAGCGGACCCCAAGCTGTTTGACGCCCAGATCATCGGGTTGCCGGGCCACGAGTTGGTCAACTTCGTGCGTGTCATGCAGGCGCTGGGCGTCGCAAACGAGCGGATCGGGGAAGCCCTCCTTGAAGGGATGAGCAAGGTCCTGCCGGTTGGGCGAGACGGGGCCCTCACTCTCGAATCCTTGCGCGATGCCCTTATACGAAACGTCGGCGGGATCAGGACTAGCCTTCAGCAAGTTCTCGGATAAGATCCCTCGCCGCCAGCATTGCCTTTTCCTGTATCTGCCCGACAGTGTCCGACGCAACAGCGAGTATATGCACGACAAATTTTGCGTTTCTTGCCGGACCAACGGAATTGAAATCACCGGCAGAGACAGTAACTGCAAGCGGCCCATCTGCGAAAGCACCACGCTCAATTTTTGTGACGGACATTTGAAGCATGAATTTCCCTCTCTCTGGTTGAAGGTTTTCGGGTCGCCATTCGTCAACCCGATACCAGAGGGGGGGAACAAAAAGGAAAGTACCCATGTCACTCATGCCCGCCCCCAATCGGCAGCACCTCTTGCATGGTCGTGATGCGCCCCAGGCCCAGCCGGTTGAGCCGCTGCAACGCCTCGGTCACGATCTGGTGGTGCATGGCGAACACGTCGGAGCCCTGGGGAAGGCTGACCGTGTGCCAGATGATGTCCTCGGTGGTGCGGATGCGGACGACTGCGTACGGGGTCCCGTCCAGCCTGCGCCGGAACGAAATTCGAAGGTCTTGTTGAGCGTCCATGAGGCCAGAAAACACAAAACGAGTCGCCAGAAAATGAGAAATAGTGCGGGGTTTTCTTATGGCTGGTAAGCATGAACTGGTGGAGCTTTTCGCGGACGCTGTAGCCACCGCCGAAAAGGCCGGGCTTGTGACCCGTGGCCAGCTTTTGGAATTGCTGGACAAGGCCCCGTCATCGTTCGGTAACGAAATGAACCCGTGGCCGAGCCTGGAGCGCAAGAACAAGCTCGGAATTGAAGACGCCCACACGGTGCTCAAGCTCATAAACGATGCCCGCGTGGTGCAGCGCATGGCCCACGACATGGGCTATCGCCTTGTCTCCATGGCCGCCGTCTGCCCCGACCAGCCAACCTTGCCCGAAGAGCTCCTCGACGATCTGCCGAGCCTTACCGCCTACCACGACGCCATACGCCAGGGACTGCCCATCGAGGCCGTCAACGCCATCATGCAGCTTCTCATCCACGAGATTGAGCAGGACTTTGTGGCCTACCGTGAGCAGCAAGCGGCAAAGGCCGGCAAGGCAAAGAGGAACGCGGCATGACCTCCCCCCGCACAATCCGCCCAAGCGACCTCAAGGCCCCCACAGGCTACCTTGAACGCTTCCGGCAGGAGCAACACCGCCGACAGCACCTTGAAGGCCGTGTAGCTGCCCTGGAGCTTGAACGGGACGCCCTGCGTTACCGCTTGCAGCAGGCAGAAGCGCAGATTGCGCGGCTGAAGGCACCCGTGCGGCCCCTGGATCAGGCACCGCTGGCCGGAGTGGGGGCGTAGGGCGATGCACCGCGGCTTCGTGAAAATGTGGCGCAAGTCCCTGGACTCCCCCGTGTGGAAGAACCCGGATCTTTGGCGCTTCTGGACGTGGTGTCTTTTGAAGGCCACGCACGCCCCTTTTGCGGAGCTTGTGGGCTTCCAGTGCATACCCCTCAAGCCGGGTGAATTCGTGTTTGGGCGCAAGGTCGCCGCGAGGGAAACAGGGCTGTCTGAACAGACCGTTCGCACGTGTATTGCCACCCTGGAAAAGCTCGGAAATCTAACCATCAATTCAACCAACAAGTTTTCCATCTTAACCATTGAAAAGTGGACAGATTATCAAGAGGTCAACCAGCTAGCAACCAGCAACGCCGCCAAGAAGCAACCAGCAGCTAACCACATACAAGAACAACAAGCACAACAAGAAGAACAGCCTTTAGTCTCCGAAGACGGAGACTCGTCGCATTCCCCTGTCGGGGAACGCTGCGCGCACACCCAGAAGCGCACCTCGTGCCCTCACCAGGAAATCATCGCAGCCTATCACGAGGCCCTGCCGGAACTCCCCGTTGTGCAGTCCTTCGGGGAGCCAGCCAAGAGAACCTTGCGGGCGCGCTGGGCTGAACAGCCGGGACACCAGAGCCTGGACTTCTGGCGCTCTCTCTTCGCCAGCATTTCCGCCTCGGACTTCCTGATGGGGCGGGCAAAAGATTGGCGATGCCCTGGCCTGCTCTGGATCATCGGCCCAAGGAACTTCGCCAAGATCCTGAACGGCCACTACGGAAACCACGGACCTAGCACTGGATCAACCCTCACCGACGCAAACACCCGCGCTGCACAGCAGTGGCTCTCGGAAGGAGTGAAGCAATGAACGATCTGGACAAGAGCGAGTTCGCGGCCCTCATGACGGGCCTTGCTGAAAATTTCGGTGCCCAGCTTTCCAAGCCCGGCTTGGCTCTGCGCTTTGAAGCCCTTCGGGAATACTCGATTGACGAAGTGCGCGCCGCCTGCATGTCCCTGCTCAACACCCGCAAGTACCGCCAGATGCCCACCGTTGCCGAGTTCCTTGAACACCTGGGCGGCGGAAGCGTGGACGACATCGCCGCCATCGAAGCGGCTAAAGTCCTCAAGGCGGTCAAGGCTCTTGGCGGGTACCGCAGCGTGGCCTTCGACAACGCGACCACACAGGCGGTCATTGAACACAGTTTCGGCGGATGGGTGAAGCTCTGCGAGGAACTGACTGCGGAAAACGAAAAGTGGGTGGTCAAGGATTTCGTCAAGGCATACGGCGCGTACTCCCGCCAGAGTGTCACTCTCGCCGGGCATCTTGCCGGGCGCTCAGAGATCACGAACGGGGCCGGGCTGCACGCCCGCAAGGTTGAGGTCGCCTTGATAGGCGACAGGCAAAAGGCCCTGGCGATTGCCCAGGCGGGCGAGGGGGAAAGGCGCGGGTTGGCCGCTTCCCCAGCCGCTGGGAATGTGCTGCGCCTCGTGGATAGCCTCAAGCGCACCAGCGCCGCCTAGCGTTAACCAGAGCTAACCGCCCGCCCTCACAGCAGGGCAAGAGCAAGAGAAGAGGAGAGAGACGAATGCAGAAGATCACATGCCGGGCCTGCGAGGCCGCATACTGGATCCCCAACTGGCGGAGCAAGAAGGACTGCCCTTCCTGCGGAGGCGTAGGCATCGAGGCCGCAAAGCGCAACTGCTCTGAATGCGGCAAGGCGATGGCCCCCAGCCGTTCGAAGTTCGCGGCCAAGACTTGCGGAAAGGTCTGCGCCCTCACCAGGGGGGCCAGGAAGGCGCGCGAGAAGCGCCAGGAGCGCGGCTTGAAGCGTCAAGCTGCCCTCGCCTCATCCCAGGCGAAAAAGGCGCTTGACGCGCCGCTAAGCGCGATGCGGCGTTGCCACGACTGCGGAGAGGCGACTTGGGATTACCGCTGCCCTGTCTGCCGGGCCAAGTGGCGGGCAAAGAATGGCGCGGACGGGCTGAACGGGCTTGCGGATCTGTTCACGGCTGGACGGTGCTTCGCGGATGTGCGGGTATGAGCCGAGAGTGGGCCGCGAAGGCGGCAGGAGGGAAGGGATGAACAACGCCGACCTGAATCGCAAGCTGGCTGAGGCGCTGGGGTTAGATGTCACTAGCGGAACTCACAACGGCGCACCCGTGGCGATGGAGCGTGACGAGAGGGGGGTGTTGGTCCGTTCCTTTCTTTTCTCCCCCGCCACGGAGCGCAACAACCTCGCGGAGTATGTGCTGCCGGAGGTGGAGAGGCGGGGGCTTGATGAGAAATTTGCCATTCTCTTAGCTGACCACATGGTCGCCAATCGCCCCCCGTTGGGTTGGCCGAAGCAGTATATGTACATCCTCACCTTGCCCCCCTCCGTCCTCGCCGCCGCCGCGCTCAAGGTACTGGGAGGTGGGGAGTGAGCAGCGAATGGTTGAACATGCGCTTTGGCACGTACCACCTGCAGGCCGAGGGCATGCGGTTCACGTGGCGACATAACCCACACCACGTGGGTTATCCATACGGCAGATTTGAAATCTATCGGCTTTGGCCGTTCAAGTAGCCAAAACAGGAGGCCAGCAAATGAGACGCATGCGCCAAGCCGCCAAAGCAGACGACAACCAAGCGCCAATCGTCAAGGCCCTGCGTGACCTCGGCTGCTACGTCCACATCCTGGGCCAGCCTTTTGACATCCTTGTGGGCTGGCGCGGCACGTGGACGCTAATTGAGGTCAAGGACGGCAGCAAGGAACCCGCAAGGCAAAAGCTGACGTGGGACCAGGTCGAGACGCTGGCGAAGATCCGCGCCGCAGCGCCTGTCCATGTCGCCCGCAACGTTGACGAGGCTCTGTGCGCCATAGGGGCCAAGCCCTGGCCGGAGGTGGCGGCGTGATCAATAATCTATCCGATTCTGATGTGGAGTGGACGGATGAGAACGGCTCATTCAGAGAGCTCGCTAGGCAGGAGTACACCGGCAATAACTGCGTTTTCTCAGCAGGACTAGTGGATGGAGCGGCGGTTCCCGAGGACGTATTCTACCTGCGCTGGGAGAAGGACGGAGTGGAACCAGTAATGCTGCTGATCAGGCCGGACGAGGCGGCGGCAATCTCCTGGTTGTGCGCGGCGTTACTATGGAGTCACACTATCCCACTAGAGACGGAGGCCACAGCGTGACCCTCTCCCGCATCACCGCCGACGTCTTGGCCGAAGTCGCCCGCGCCGATGCCCTGCACGGCCAGTTCCCAACGATCCAGCACGCAGCCGCCGTCATCAGACGCGAGGAGCAAGAGGCGTGGGCTGAGGTCTGGCTCAAGCCAGTCAACCGCGCCGCCCTGCGCATGGAGCTGCTGCACGTGGCGGCATCGGCAATGCGGGCCATAAGGCTGTTGGACCAGGATAAGAGCATGCCCAACAAGCCTCACCTCATGATGGCCATGCAAGACGGCGCGACAGCGCAGGAGGTCTAATGCCGCAGAACCCGATCCCCTGCACCGAATGCGCGAGGCGTGAGGCCAACGGAATAATCAAGGTCCGCAATTCGGGGAAGCTCCTGTACGACAAGAGGTCGGGGCTATTGGTGCGCGAGTGCCTGGTGACATGCAGCATATGCGGGGATGGCAAGATGCTGATGACGCTCGATATGGCCTTTTACTCCAGCGACAAGGCTCTACCCATAGAGCCAACCCCATTGTCCGCAGCCTCCTAGCCCCGGTACAATTCCCCGCAACCGGGCGCTGTGCCGGGCTGTGCGCCATGATGGGCATTGCGGGTTTCCTTCCTCCCCTGCGATGCACCATACGGCCCCCGGCAGCGCCCCTACTCTGCGAGGGAATGCCGTGTATCTGCCGTCTGCTCCGCTTCTCGACCAACTCAAGCGCCACGAGAGCTTGCACCTCACGGCGTACCGCTGCCCGGCGGGCAAGCTGACCATCGGCTACGGCCACAACCTCGACGCCAACCCCGTGCCCGGCATCGGCCCCGACTCCATTCTCAACGCGGATCAAGCCGAGCGGCTGCTTGTGACTGACGCCATGCTGGCTGGTGAGGCCGTGCTGAAGCGCTGGCCCTGGTCCGTTCAGCTCGACGGCGTCCGCCTGGCCGTGCTGGTCAACATGGCGTTCAACATGGGTGTCGGCACCTTGGCTGATTTTCACCGCACGCTGGCGCACGTGGCCGGGGGCAACTGGCCCGAAGCCTCTGCGGGCATGATGGCAAGCAGGTGGGCCGCTCAGGTCGGCGACTACTCGCCCGACTCTGCCCGTGGCCGCAAGTACAACCGTCCGGGGCGCGCCTGGGAACTCGCTTGGCAGATGCGCAACGGCGAATGGTGGGGGTAGAGCATGAACGCATTTTGGCAGGGCTTTTTGTGGGGCGTAGGTATTATCGCCGCCCTTGAGGTCGTGGCGGTCTTCGTATTTCTCAGGATCATGAGCCAAGCCAGGATCACGGGCTAGGCCATGGGACTGCTCGACACCATCCTTTCGCCCCTGACCGGGCTTGCCGACAGCGTTATCAAGCGCATCTGGCCCAACAAGGAGCTTGCGCAGCAGCACACCCACGACGAGGCCATGGGCCAGCAGGCCACCAATACCGCCGAAGCGCAGACCTCCGGCAGCGGTGGGCTTGTCGGCGTCCTCAAAGCGTGGCGCGGGTTCATCGGCTGGGCCTGCGGGCTCGGCATGGTGTGGCAGCTCGTCGTGCGGCCCCTGCTCATCGGCATGTTCCCCGGCCACAGCTTCCCCGGCTACGCGGCGGACGAAATGGCGCTGTTGGGCCGCGTGCTGCTCGGCATGCTGGGGCTGGGGGGCTGAGCAGATGGCGGCGGGACATGACCTCACGAACAAGGGGTGTTGGGTGGTCGATCGCAAAATATCCCTTGGGCTAATCCTCGCCATCATCATCCACGCCGTCGCTGTCATCACCTGGCTTGTCCGCATGGAATCCCGCGTGGGGCAGCTTGAGCGCACCGACGTGCGTCACGAGCAAGGGATCCTAGAGCAACAGCGCATGGCCGTGTGCATCGAAGGCATTCGCACAGACATTTCGTGGATCCGCGAAAACATGAAGGCCGGGAAGTAGCAAATGACCATCGCCGCCAAGTACGCCCGCTTCGCCGAGGAATACCTCGTCGATCTGAACGCCACCGAAGCTTACGTGCGCTCTGGCGGAAAGTCGCGTGGCAAGGCTGCGAACGTCATGGGGTGCCGCTGGCTTGAGCGTGCGGATGTGCAGAAGGCCATTCAGGAGGGCATAGCGAAGAGGGCCAAACGCACGGAGATCACGCAGGATATGGTGTTGGCCGAATACGCCAAACTGGCCTTCCTCGACCCCCGCAGATTTTTCGACGAACACGGCAACCTGATCGACATTCACAGACTGCCGGCCGATGTCGCCGCCGCACTGTCCTCCATGGACGTGACAGTGGAGCGCGTGGGCGAAGACGCAGAGGGCAAGCCGCAATTCGCCATGGTGCGCAAGATTAAGTTTGCGGACAAGAAGGGCGCGCTAGACAGCGTGGCGCGGCATTTGGGGATGTTCACAGACAAGGTGGAAGTGACCATCAACGAGTCGTTGGCCGAGCGCATCAAAAAAGCCAAGGAGAGGCTCCATGGGTCAGACTGACCCCGATGCTGACATCGTGGAGGCCGTCGCCCTCTGCCAATATGACCCGCACCGCTGGTCACATTTCGCGTGGGAATGGGGCTCTGGCGATCTCTCGGGCATGGACGGCCCGCGCGAATGGCAGGGGGACACCCTTCGCACCATTCGGGACCATCTCGCGAACCCCCATACCCGTTACCAACCGCTACAGATCGCTGTGGCTTCTGGCCATGGCATCGGCAAGTCCGCGTTCATGGGCATAGTTAGCAACTGGGGCATGAGTTGTTTCGACGATGCGAAAATAGTCTGCACCGCGAACACCGACAACCAGCTGCGCACCAAGACCGTGCCGGAGGTGTCCAAGTGGTTCAAGCGGTCCATCACGGCGCACTGGTTCGATGTGCAGGCAACCTCCACCAAGTCCATCGACCCGGAACATGGCGACTCCTGGCGCATGGACTTCGTGCCCTGGAGCCAGAACAACACGGAGGCCTTCGCCGGGCTGCACAACAAGGGCAAGATCATCATTCTGCTGTTCGACGAGGCCTCCAAGATCCACGACAAGGTGTGGGAGGTCGCAGAGGGCGCGCTCACGGATGAGGACACGATCATCATCTGGATCGTATTCGGCAACCCGACGCAGAACAGCGGTCGCTTCCGCGAGTGCTTCCGCAAATTCCGCCACCGTTGGGTCACGCGCCAGATAGATTCCCGCACCGTGCCGGGCACGAACAAGGCCAAGATTGCGCAGTGGGTTGAAGACCATGGCGAGGATAGCGACTTCGTCAAGGTGCGCGTGCGCGGCCAGTTCCCCAGCCAGTCGGCAATGCAGTTCATTTCCTCCGAGGACGTTGACGCGGCAAGGACGCGCAACCTCCAGAAGCATCAGTACGAGTTTGCTCCGCGCATCATCACCGTGGACCCTGCCTGGTCTGGCGATGACGAGCTCGTCATAGGCTTTCGCCAGGGTCTCTATTTTAAGATCCTAGCCACCATGGCCAAGAACGACAACGACATGGCTGTGGCCCAGATCGTTGCGCGTCACGAAGATGAACTGCAAGCCGACGCTGTGAATGTCGACGCAGGATACGGAACGGGGATTGTGAGCGGTGGTCGCACCCTTGGGCGCAGTTGGAACCTCGTCTGGTTCGGCGCCAAGGCCCCGGACAAAGGGTGCCGCAACATGCGCGCCTACATCTGGCGAGAGATGCGCGACTGGATCAAGGCGGGCGGGGCAATCGATCCGGCCGACGACGTGCTTTACCAGGACCTCATCGGGCCGGAGACGGTCGCGAACATGGAGGGCCTGGTGCAGCTGGAGGCCAAGGAAGACATGAAGGCCCGCGGCCTCCCTTCTCCCAACCGCGCCGACGCCTTGGCCCTTAGCTTCGCCTGCCCCGTTGTGCGCAGGCCAGCGCCACAGTCTCGCGCCAGGGCCGAATACGACGTGTTGAACTACGGAATGCCAAAACCAAACGATTACAGCCCGCTGGACTACGGAGGATAACGACATGTGCGGTGGACTTTTCGGAGGCGCGCCCCCCTCCCCAACGATCCCTGAGCCCAAGACTTACGAGACGACCAAGGACGCCACGGCTGCCGTCACCACGGCGCGCGACAAGCAGAAAGAAAAGGCTGCGGCGGCGCTTGGTCAGATGGGAAGCGTACAAACCAGCCCGTTTGGAGTGAGCGGGCCTGCCCAAACCAACAACGGCTCGCTGCTCGGGGCGGCGTAACCGTGTGCGTCGCGGACGCCGTGGGCTTCTTCAGCGCCCCACCCGAAATAAAGGCGCTGACCTCGATGGGGGCCATTCCAAAAGAAATGGATCCCAAAAACGTAGTGGATAAACAAATTGTTGCCAAGGTTTCTCAGCAGAACAACCCGCAACAGTCCGCCCTAGCCCCAGCTTCGACAGGAGGACGTGTTTATTCAGACATGACGTCTCCGCAAGAGAAGCCTTTCGCCGTCTCTTCAACGCAAACCAACAGTCTGTTGGGCGCAAAATAGAACGGGAGTAATCATGACGCCTTTGTACAGCCAGCAAAAGGAAATGGACGACGGCTCCATGCTGCTGACGCAGTGGGGCTACTGCCGCGCACAGAACGCCGTGCGCCTGGGCTATGCGGTCAATATCCTGGCCGCGCTGGTCGGGCTGCTGCTCGTGCCGCGCCTCGTCGGGCTGTGGGTATGCATCTTGGTCGGCGCGAGCTTCGGAGCGACCTACTTCACCGAGCAGATGCCCGAAGGCAAGGCCCGCATGTCGCTGGCCTGGGCCGGGCCGATCTTCACCGTTGCTTCGTACCTTGTGGCCGTGTGCGCCGCGCTGGGAGCCTAAGCCCATGCCTGCCGACCTCAAGGAACTCATCCGCCGCCATGCGGCGCTTCTGCAAGAGCGGCAGTCGTGGGAGCCGGACTGGAAAGCCTGCGCCAAGCAGTTCTTGCCGCGCAAGATGCGCATTCTCGAGGGTGGCGACTCCACAAACAAGGGAGGACAGCTCAACGACCTGATTGACAACACTGGCGTGTATGCCATGCGCGACCTGGTTTCCGGGCTGTATGGCAATCTCACCCCGCCCTCACAGACCTGGTTCACCATCGGCCTCCAAGACGAGGGCCTGGAGCGCAAGGGCGGCACCCGCGAGTGGCTGGACGAGACACAGAAGCGCATGAGGGCAATCTTTGTGCGCTCTGGGTTCTACAACGCTGCTCGCTCCCTTTACGGAGAGCTGGCGACTTTCGGCACGGGCTTCATGTTCGCGCTGCCAGACGACAAGACGGGACTGCGCTTCACCACCCTCACGGTGGGAGAATACGCCCTGGATACCAACGAATACGGCAAGGTGGACACGGTGTTCCGCACCATGGACCTGACCGCCAGGCAGGTTGTGCGGATGTTCGGCTACGACAAGTGCCCGGACACGGTCCGACGCGAGTTCGACAGCCCCTCTTCCCCCATGGCGCGCTTCAAGGTCGTCCACGCCATCGTTCCCCGCGATGACCGCAACCCGGGAAAGAAGGACGGGAAAAACAAGCCGTTTGCGTCTGTCTACTGGTTTGAGCCCAACGTGGGCGGGGCCGCTCGCACAGACAAGGGAGATGGCTGCCAGATTCTATCCGAGGGTGGATTTGACGAGCTCCCAGGGTTCGGCGTGCGCTGGGATGTGACCGGCAACGACGTGTACGGAATCAGCCCGGCGATGCAAACCCGTCCGGCTTGCCAGATGGCCCAACAGATGAAGCTCACGGCCCTCAAGGCGGCCCACAAGGAAGCTGACCCGCCGATGGTTGGCCCTGGAACCATGAAACACATCGACATGCTGCCCGGTGGACAAAGCTTTGCGGACAATCCTGGGTCAGGCCCGGCGGTCTACCAGGCAATGAGCGTGCGCCCGCAACTTCAAAACACCCTGCGCTTTATCCAGGCCGAACAGGGCCAGATCAAAGAGGGGCTGTTCAGTTCAGTGCTCCGCTTGATGACCGACAGCGACCGCCGCCAGATGACCGCGCGTGAAGTCGCGGCGAGGGAGGGCGAAAAGCAACTGCTCGTTTCTGCCCTGGAGCGCATGAACGATGAATTTTTCATCCCGCTCATTGACCGCACCTTCAGCGTCATGGCGCAGCAAGACTTGCTGCCGCCCTGGCCAGCGGAGATAGCCGGAATGCCTATCCGCGTTGAGATGATCACACTCCTGGCCCAGGCCCAAAAGATGGGCGCCACCGCCCGCATTGACCAGTTCATGGGCTTCATCGGCCAAAGCGCGCAACTGTACCCGGAGCTTATTGACGCGGTGAAGCCTGACGAGATGGCAAACGACTACGCCGACTACCTCGGCATCGAGGCCGATGAACTTCGCCCGCAGGACGAGCGCGATGCACTACGCCAAGGCCGCGCCAAGGCCGCGCAGGCGCAGCAGCAGCAGGCCATGCTTGAGCAGGCTCAGAGCGCAGCAGGCACGGCCAAGGCGCTCTCTGAAACCCAAGTGGGTCTGGGCGATGAAAGCCGGAACGCGCTCCAGGCACTCCTGGCTGGCATCGGAGCCGCCGGCCAACAACAGGCGGCGATGCCATGAGCAACGACGGCTTTTCTGACGATGCGGTAATCCGCGAGTGGTTCAAGGACGACTACCTGGACCGGGACAAGGCGGCCAAGCTCACCGAACGCGAGCGGCACAAGCTGCTTTCAGCCGCCCAGGACGTGTTCAAGACAGACGCCGGAAAGCGGCTGCTTTGCTGGCTGCTTTCGGAAACTCACATCTACCAGCGCAGTTTCACCGGGAATTCCCTGACCTACTTCCGCGAAGGCGAAAGAGAGGTCGGGCTGAAGGTTTTTGGCCTGCTTGTGGAGGCAGAGCCCAACGCGATGCAGGAGCTTGTGAACTTCAAACGCAAGGAAGGAATCGAAGATGAGCGCTGAAGAAACCACGATCCTCGCCAACGATAACACGGGCGGCGCGGTGGGCGGTTCTGAAGTCGTCGCGGCGGAGGCTGCTCCCGAAGGGGGCGCGCAGGCAACCTCGGCTGAACAGGCGTCCGACAGCCTGCTTGCGGGGAAGCCCGAGGCCGAAGCCGAGAAGGCCGCTGAGGGTGAAGAGCCCAAAGCCGAAGAAGGCGGTGAGAAGAAGGAAAGCGAGGACGGAAAGGACAAGGAGCCCGAGGAGATCACCCCGGAGTCATACGGGGAGTTTGAAATACCCGACGGGATGCCGATCAACGAGCCGCTTCTTGCCGAGTTCAAGGACTTTGCCGCCGCCAACAAGATGAGCAAGGAAACAGCCCAGGCCATCGTCTCGCTGAAGGTCAAGGAGGTGCAGGACCAGATGGCTGCGTTCCAGGAGCAGCGCAAGGCTTGGGTCGGCGAGTTGAAGGCGGACCCTGACTTCGGTGGACCCAGTTTCGACGCCAACGTGAAGACCGCCAGCATGGCTCTGCGCCAGTTCGACGCAGACGGAGGGGCGCTTAAGGCGCTTCAGGCGGTTGGGCTGGATAACCATCCGGCCATCGTCAAGCTTCTGCACCGTGTCGGGTCCGACGTGGCAGAGGACAAGGTCCACACCGCGCGCGACAGGGGCGGGAAACGCACAGACATCCCCTTGTCCGAACGCCTCTACGGCAAAGACGGCCTGGGACCCTCGGAATAACCGCCCAACCACAACCAACGGAAAACAGGAGACACACTCATGGCTGAAACCCTTGTGAGATCCCTCGCCGAGCTGAAGCAGTTCTACACCTCCAGAGGAGAACCCTGCGAGGTGCTTGAGCTGATGGGGCAGGACAACTCCGTCAACGACGACATCCCCTACATGGAGGCCAACGAGTCCGACGGACACCGCAGCACCATTCGCAGCAAGCTGCCCGACATTTACTACGGGCGCCTGTACCGTGGCACGCCGAACAGCAAGAGCGGGGTTTCGTCCGTAAAGGACATTTGCGCGCGCTTCGAGGGACGCAACGAGATTGACGTGCGCGAACTCCAGCTCTTCGCGGACCGCGCTGCGGTCTATCGTGCCGGAGAGTCCCGAGCCTTCACCGAGGCCATGAACCAGAAGCACGCCACCGACATCTTCTACGGCGACAACGCGACCAACCCCGACCAGTTCTTCGGACTGAGCCCGCGCTACCCGGCCAAGAACAGCCCCAACGTGGTGGATGCTGGCGGCTCCGGGTCAAGCTGCACCAGCATGTGGGGCGTCGTCTGGGGCCAGGACGACGTGCACGGCATCTACCCCAAGAACACCAAGGGAGGCCTTAGCGTGCGCACCCTGCCTGAATACGACGCGCAGGATGAGAACGGGAACAAGTACCGCGTGGTCGGCGACCTCTTCGAATGGAATACCGGCCTGACCGTGCGCGACTGGCGCTCGGTTGTGCGCGTCTGCAACATCGACGCGAGCAAGCTCGAACTGCGCAAGGGCGACGCCGGGTTCATCGACCTGCACCGCCTGACCATCAAAGCCAAGAACATGATCCCCACCGGCAAGCGTGGTCGCATGATCTGGTACTGCAACTCCGACGTGATGACCGCCCTGGAGTACCAGGCCACCGACGCCGGGAATGTGCAGCTCGTATACGGCGAACTGTTCGACAGCAAGGGCGTCCCCTTCATCCACACCCGGCCCGTGCGCCAGTGCGACGCCATTCTGTCCACCGAAACCGCCCTGGCCGCCGCGTAGTTGGTCGGGGAAGGAGAAACACCCATGCTCGACAATCTGAACATCTTCAGTGACTCCCAGGCGATCACCGCCACCGCCGACAGCACCAAAAAGGTGCACCTGGGGATGCCCTTCTTCGGCAAGGGCACTCCGGTAAACCTCAAGGTCCGTGTGGTGGAAGGCTTCAACAACCTCACCAGCCTCAAGGTCGACCTGATGCAGGCGGACACGGAGAGCGGCGCTTACACCTCTGCGGAGAGCCGCACCATCCTCCTGGCGGATCTGACGAAGGGAGCCGATCTCGGCTTCCGCTTCATCCCGCGCGCGGTCAAGAAGAAGTGGCTCAAGATCGCCTACACGGTCACCGGCACCGCCCCCACCACGGGCAAGATCTTCGCCGCTCTCACTGACCAGGAAGACGCCCGCTACGAGCCCGGCCAGTTCATCAACCGCGGCGTGGTCGTCGGGTAGGCGGGTGCTGAATGGCACACTACAAGGCGACCGCTGACGCCATCGTGTTCGGCGTGTACCGGAACGCGGGCGAAGAGTTCAGCGGCCCGGCGTGGGAGGATGCCCACGACTGGCCCATGCCGAAGCACCTGACGCGGCTTGATGCAGCGGCAGAGGCAGAGGATGAAGCCCCGGAAATTCCGCACAAGCGCGGCTCGAAGAAGCAGGCATAACAAAAGCCCCCGGTTGCTGGCCGGGGGCTCCTTGAAAACTAAATAGGGTGATTGGTGGATTATGAGGGGGAGGGGCGGTTCTGCCCGTCCTTCCCCCTGATTCTCTTACCTGCGCATCTGGCGCATTTCGCGGTAGGTCACATCAATGGTCCTGGCCATGCGCCGCACCGCCTCAATGTTGTCCGAGAGCGAATCGAACACGGCATCCGCCATATGGCGAAGCTGCGCAAGCGCGGCGGGCCTGTCATGCTCCCAGCGCCAAGTGTTCACATCACGCCAGACCAGTTCCCACAGCCGCGCAACGGCATCGTGAGCGTTGCCGCCGTGGCGCTGAATCTCGCGGATCAGATCGTCCCGCAAATCGCCTTCGGGAAGCTCCACAATGGCTGGATTCTGCGCAGGCGCAGCGGGCAAGGCCTGCTGCGCGGCAGGCCCCAGGCTCCCGGCCACAACCTTCATTCCGATGAGGTACGCCAGCGCGTCCGAGAACTTGTCCTGCGGAAGCTGGGCGTACTTGGCGATTCGGAAGTGCCGGTTGAAGCGCGTCCAAGCCTCGGCATAGGCGGAACGGTGGTGCGCCTTGGGCAGCGTGGACACCTTGGCGTCCAGCACATCATGCAGGTGGCGGCACTGGGCAGGGGTAAGCGGGCCGATGGGCGCGGGCGCGAACTGCCCCGTCTTGCGAATAGCGGGCAGCACTTCCGAGGCCACCCAGTTGGTGAAGGCGTCGGCTTCCGGCTTATTCGAGCGGAACGCCAGCTTGTAGACGGCGGGCTCGGAGATGACCTTAACCTGACGGTTCTTTCCATCTATGCGGAAACTCCGCATGGTTGACCAATCGGCAGGGATGGAGCGCAGCGTATCGCCACGCCAGGGGATCGTCATCGCCCCGCAGACATCCCTGGCGACGAACCAAGGCTGCTCATCGACCATGACGGTACGAATCTGATGATCCTGGAAAGTGAAGGGGACGGGGCAGGTATTGCCCGCAGAAGAGTCTTGAACTAAGGTGGCGCTAGCCATGATCTACCTCCAGTCGGTAGGTTACTGGTTAGGCCTCGTTCGGTGTTGGCGCACCGGGCGGGGCCGCTTCGTTTACTTTTTCTTTGCTTCTTCCTCGGCGATGAGCTTCTCAACGCAGTTCATGAACAAATCCTTCAGGGTTATCCCCCTTTTTACGGCAAAAAGTTTGATGCGGGTATGCGTCTCCTTTTCCAATTTGAGAGTGAAGGTCACTGTTTTGTCTTCCATGCGCCAAAAGTAAGGCAAACCTTACAACCTGTCAACACCTTTATTCGGGAACCTCCCCCGTCCCAGGCACAAACCATGGGTTATCTGAAATGTATGCCCTTATTTTACCAACGGATTTTTGACCAATCCCAGGTATGCCCAAAAGCTGTGCATCGGGGGACAGGGCGACGTCGCGTTGTGTTTTAAGTCCGGAAGAGATGAGGAGGGCCCTGGTCTTTTCGCCAACTCCCGGCAGGACAGAGAGGGGGCCATAGAAAAATGCAAGCGGGAACGGATCATACTCTGACTTGAATTCTGCGACAAGCGCCTTGCCAGCCTTGGTTTTGCAGAACGCCTCAGCGTGGGCCACTCTCGCCTCAAAGCTCCCTTCCGCTTCAACGAATTTTCTAAACTCAACCAGCGGTGGGATGATGGCCTTTGCGTGGCTTTCATCAACCTCGGGCAACTCATCAAGGTCCACACCTAAATCGCGGTATGTAACCGATACCGGGGACCAATAGCCAAACGGGCTAAACGGAAGAGCCTCCGTCTCTTTTGTAGATTTCACCTTGTGCCCGTACTTGAGAAGCGCCAAGAGCGGCGTGTCTGGTGTGGCGTGCGGAACGAAGCGCCACGCCTGAATAAGGTCGCCACCGGTTTGCGCGCGCTCAGTGGGCGGTGGAGCAGACCGCGCCTCAGGATATCTCGGCGTCCAGGTGCTTTTCTTCGGCTTCAGCTTCACCCACGCCCAAACGGCAGCGAGAGCAGCGAGGAGAAATAAGAAGGTGCCCATGATTTACTCCTAAGAAGACCACCCTTCCGAAAAAAGGTGGCCGTGTGGTGCCCTTCGCTTCGTCGTGCCCCACTCCATATCCATGGGTCACGCAGCCTGCGCATTTTTCACTCAGCCTTTCATTCCTTTGAGGGCAACGCAGGCGAAGACGACAAAGCCGATCAAGTCTACAACCTCTGGTTTATCAGAGCGGTTTATTGCATCCAGGGCGTTAAATGCAAAGGCCGTAGCGCCGACCCACAAAACGGCTCGCTGCCAGCGGTTTGGCACCCAATTCATCTCTGTCCCCCTTGTCAATCTCATTGTGTGCAGACGTACGCACTTTCGAGAAAAAACTCCACCCTTCCGAGAGAACCAGGGGCAAAAGAAAGCCCCCGGGGAAGGGGCGAATGGGGACCCATCCACCCTATAGTGCTTTTAGCCCGTGCTCTTTAGCAAATTGTCTTTGGGCATAAAAACGAGCGTCACTGTTCCTCCCGATAAAATATACTTTTAAAAACTTCATACTGAGCCCGACAAAAATAAATGTGCCTCCCATAATGAATTTCCCGAAAGGAAGCGCCACGACACCCCAGAATACCGTGTAATTCCCGTACTGATTCAGCCACGAGTATTTTTTGTCGTCCACCTCCAGCAGTTTAAACCCGTATTCGCAAACGGGGCACGTTGGGTTTACCTCTTTCGTGTGCGGGTTAATAACTTCGTGGTCTACGGCGTCGTTATCTTTGCAATATCTGCATACCATTTTCATTTCCTCTTCATGTCGAAATATGCCTTGCGCTCTTACTTGATCACCATCGGCACCGGCTCATCCCGCAACGATCTATCAAGATCGGCGCTGCGCTTCATGAGGCGAAGCCTATTTGTGCGGATCATTTGTATTTCGGATTGCTCTGTCATTTTCTCAGCCTGCTCCAGCGTGTAGCCCAACGGGGCGATACTCTGCTGGTATGCATTTCTCTCTCGCGGACATGCAAGCGCAGCGTGTTCAAGAACTATTTCTACGTCGCCATAGACTTGCGAGGCGTTGTCCGCTTGCGCTCTGAAACAGGCCGCCCATTCAGTGCTAGCGTCTCTCATCCGATCTCTCTGCCACTGCATCGGCACGCACCCGCCCACGGCGACAGCGCAGAGCAAGACAGCCGCAACGAATTTCCCCGTCATTTGATCCCCCGCTCAATCTCAATTTGCTTTATCGGCTACAGCAAGTTTTCCCCCGCCGCAATCCCTCACCCTCATAATCCACCAATCACCCTACGGAGCAAGCATGGCGACATCCGTGGTGAGCATCTGCAATATGGCCCTTGGCTGGGTCGGCACACGCAGCATAGCGAGCATGACCGAGAACAGCCCGGAGGCGCGGGCGTGCAGCCAGTTCTATGAACCGGCGCGAGCCCAAACCCTGCGCGACCACGCCTGGAACTTCGCACAGGCGCGTGTTGCCCTGGCCTCCCTGCCCGTGCCTGCTGCCTATTCCGAGTACGCGTACGCCTACGCCTGGCCAAGCGACTGCCTGCGCGCCCTCAAGGTGCGCAACGCCGCTGGCATGGAAGAGGACTTTGAGGTTGTGCTCGCCCCCGATGGTGCCAGCCGCATGATCTTGACCAACGCTGCCAGCGCGGTGCTCGTGTTCACCAAGGATGTGGAAGACCCCGGCGTGTTTGACCCGCTCTATGTGCGCGCCCTGGCCCGCAGGGTCGCCGCCGACATTGGCAAGGTCTTCTTCAAGAACAACTCCCAGGCCGTGCAGGAGCTTGAAACCTACTACCTGAATGAAATCCGCAAGGCGCAGACGCTGGACGCCGGAGAAGGGAAGCCAGAAACCGTTGACGAAAGCTCTTGGATAACCGCGAGGTTCCGCTAATGGCCATCCAGCGGATTGCTATTCAGAACTTCACCGGGGGAGAGGTCAGCGCGTGGCAGTTGTCCGCACGCTATGACATCGGGAAGTACAGAACCTCCCTGAAAAAATCTCGAAATTTCATCTGCGAACTGCACGGGGACTTGCGGCGCAGGCCCGGCACACACTTTTGCGAGGATTTGGGTGGCCCCGCCGTCCTGATCCCTTTCCGCTTTTCCACGGAGCCGGCGCAGAATTACGCCATGGTATTCCAGGCCGGGAAAATCCGTTTCGCCCAGGGCTTTGGTTTTGTCCTGAACGGGGTCACTCCGGTGCAGGTGGCAACGCCCTATGCTGCGGCAGACCTGCTGAGCCTATCCTACGCGCAAAGCGGTGACGTGGTGTACCTGGCGCACAACGGCTACACCCTGCGCAAGCTCACGCGGGCCTCGCACACCTCATGGTCCCTTGCGGAGGTCGCGTTCACACCAAAAATAGCTTCGGTTCCGGGCGTCACCGTCAACCACAGCGCGAACGGAAGCTATGCACTGCGCTACGTGGTGTGTGCGGAGAATGATGCTGGGGAAGTCTCGCTCATGGGCACGCCCGGCGTGGATGCCACCGCCAAGCACCCCAGTGATTGGCTGACAGGGGAGTCCTGCACCGTTGGCTGGACGCCTGTGGCTGGTGCTGTGCGCTACCTGATCTTCCGCGAAAGCGGCGGGTACTACGGGCTAGTGGGCATTGCCGAGGGGCAAGCCACAACGTCTTTTGTGGATGTGAAGTATGAGGCGGACACCGCCGACACTCCGCCAGAGGCTAACGATTGGTTCGGCGCCGGAAACAACCCCGGCCTGGTGGCCTTCCACCAACAGCGGCTCATGTTGGCTGGCGGTGCAAAAGAACCGCAATTCTTCTACGGGTCCAAAACGGGCAGCTTTGAGGATTGGAGCAAGTCCCGCCCGCTGAAGGACGACGACCCGGTTAAACAGGCCGTGGCCTCTGGCTCCATCGACTCCATCCAGTGGCTTGCCTCGTTCGGCACGTTGCTGCTTGGCACTGGCGGCGCGGAATATAAGGCTCACAACAGTGGCGAGGCTCTAACCGCGACAGGCACCATGCTGAGCGCGCAGTCCTATTGGGGCTCGGCAAAGCTGCCTCCGCTCGTCATCGGAAACAGCGTGTTGCACCTCCAGCGGCAGGGCTCGCACGTGCGCGACCTGTTCTACTCGCTGGAGCGCGATGGCTACGGAGGAAACGATCTTTCCGTGCTGGCCCCGCACCTGTTCGACAACTACGGCCTGCTTCAGTGGGCTTACCAGCAAGCTCCGGGCTGCGTGGTGTGGGCCGTGCGCAACGATGGCACGCTGCTCGGCATGAGCTACCTCAAGGAGCACGAGATATGGGGCTGGCACCCCCACGAGACGCAAGGGGCGTTTCAAAGCGTGTGCTCCATGCCGGGCACCCGCGAAGACTCTGTGTATTTCGTGGTCAAGCGCACCATTGGCGGGGCGGAAAAGTTCTATCTGGAGCGTTTGGCCTCGAAGTGGAGCCCTGAGGACGGGATCGCGCAAGCAATGTTCCTCGACTCCGCGAAGACCCGCAGCGGTGCGCTCGCGTCGAGCATGACCGGGCTGGGCCACCTTGAGGGGCTGACCGTTGACGCGCTTGTTGACGGTTCCCCATGCTGTGGCCTGACCGTAACAGGCGGAAACGTCACCCTGCCGCGCTCTGGCTCCGTTGTCCACGTTGGGCTCCCCTACCGGTCCATCGCCATTCCCATGACGCCAGAGGCCGACACGCAGCAGGGATCCACACTGGGCCGAACCAGGGCCTACGGGCGTTGCGTTGCGCGGCTCGTGGATACAGTCGGCGGCCAGTATGGGCCGGATGAAGACACCCTGTTCGACTTCCCCTGCACCCCCGACACCTGGGGCGAGGCTGTGCAGCCGTTCTCTGGCGACAAGGAAATGTCCATTGCCTCCGGCTACAGCTCAACGGCCTCTGTGTGCATCGCGCAAAGTCTTCCCCTACCCTTCACTTTGGCCGCTCTGATGCTGGAGGTGAACCTTGAAGGTTGAGTTCGTGCCCGCCGGAGAGACAGCAGTGGGGGATATGTGCAGGCGCGGGCTGCGGGCTTGTGATGTTCTGGAGCTTGGCCGCTGCGGCTGCGCGGACCCCTACCTAGCCCTGCATCTGAGCGTGGACGCTTCAGAGGTCGCCCTTGCCGCCTACACGCCGCAAGGCGTCGCCTGCCTGCTCGGCGTGGCAAAGCCTTCGCTGCTGGCCCCTACGGCAACTATCTGGCTGCTGGCCCACGACGACATAGAGCGGCACGCCGTGCGCTTCCTGAAAGAATGCCGCCGCGTGCTGGCTCTGCTCCTGGGCCACTATGGCCGCTTGGAAAACTACATCGACGTGGACAACGTGAAGACCATCGCCTGGTTGGAGTGGCTGGGATTCACGGTGTGCAAAGAGCGCACAATTCTGAGCCCCATGGGCTTCCCCTTTTACCACTTCTGGAAGGAGGCCGCGAATGTGTGAGGCTGTTTCAGCATTTCTCGTAGGGACTGCCGCAGTCGAGGGCGGCGCAGCGGCGACAGCCGGCATTATTGGATCTGCTGGGATGGTGTCCCCCGTCTTTACCGTCGGGTCTTCCCTCGCTGGCCTCGGCCTGTCCGCTGCGGGCTCCATGCAGCAGGCGAACGCCGCGAACGCTACTGCAGATGCGCAGTCCAAAATCGCTGCGAACAACGCCACCATCGCCGAGAGCGAGGCGCACTACGCCGAGGAAGCGGCGGACAAGAACGCCCAGGCCCAGCGGCGCAGAACGGCCCAGGTTATCGGTTCGCAGCGCGCGGCCATGGGGGCCAGCGGAGCCGTGGTGGACGAGGGCAGTTTCATGGACCTGACCCTGGACACAGCGGAGCGCGGTGAAATGGACGCCCTGGCGCTGCTTGAAGAAGGCGACCGAGCGGCGTGGCGGGCACGCGGGCAAAGCGCGAATTTCTCTGCACAGAGCGATAGTTACCGCAACTCAAAGACGAGCCCGCTGGCCTCTGTCACGGGTTCGGTGCTTTCCGGGGCCGGGCAGATTGGAAGCAACTGGTACAAAATGACGAAGAAGAGCTAGCACATGGCGAAAATCCCGGAATACCAGCAGCAGTTCGACAAGCAGAACGTCGAGCTTGGCGCGCCGAAGCAGCAGCTCAACATTCCCGCCGCTGCGTTCGGCTCGGACGGCAAGGCCTTGCAGGAGGCCGGAAAGGGCTTGCAAGACGCGGGCTCCGTTCTGGCCGCAGTTCGCACAAGGATGGGTGAGGAAGAGGCCCAGGCCAAAGCCAACGCCGCGCTGACGCGGCACATTGAGACGACCACTCCATATATGGCCTACGTCTCGACCACCAAGGGCGAGGAGGCCTATGGCGTCACGGACGGCACGCGGGAGCATCTACGCGGTGAGGCAGAGAAGATCGCCAACGAGTTGGGGCCGGGTCTGGCGCAGGATTTGTTCAAAAAGGCAGCTGAGTCTCATTTCCGCGAAGGCATCACCAAATCCTCACTGCACGAAACGCAGCAGCGTCAGGAATACCGCTTCACCTCTGCCGATGCCCTGGCCGTAAGCGAGGGCCAGAACGCGCTGACGAACTTCAACAGCGCACAACTGTTTGAATCCGGTCTGGTCCGCGCCCTGGAAAAGAAGCAAGAGGCTCTGGCCGTCAAGGGTTTTGGCCCGGAGTCAGAGCAGGCGAAGAACGCCTTGTCCGCGTTCTCGTCAACGATGGTGCGGGCACGTGCGCAGACCTACCTTGGCCGCGGGGCCTATGGCGAGGCTCAGGCCATCGCCACGAACGATACGCGCCTGCTTCCGCAGGATCGTGAGGCTTTGGAGAAGGAGATCAAGCCGCTGGCGACGCTGGGCCGGGCGCAGGAAGTCTACGACCGCCTGAAGGGCATGGGGGAAGGGGCAATCCGCGCCATCGAGAGCGACAAGACCATCGACCCTGACGTGCGCCAAAAAGCACTGGAGCTTGTGGACCGCAATGTTTCGCGCCAGCGCGCCTCCGTACAGTTCAACCAGCATCAGGGGGCCATTGCCCTGTCCGGCCGCATCGTCAAAGCCTACCAGGCCGGTGACATCGTCGGCGCGCAGAAGCTGGCCGATACCGCGCCGCTGTACGCCGCGCCGGGTGCTTCGGAGCTGCTGACAAAACTCTCCTCCGGCTCCATGCGGCCAGATGAAGGCGGACCTGCCGGGCTGGTGTGGGACTTGCGGCGCAAAGCTGCCGAAAACCCCGCCGCGTTCATGGACGATTGGGCGCAGAACCGCGTCTCCTACGCCGCCCGGCTTTCCGCTCACTCGCAAAGCCTGTTCGACAACCTGTTTACCGCTGCCCACAAGGGCGATTCCAAGCCGATGGAAGAGTTCATCACTGACCAAGCCATCCTGAAGGGAACGGCGGCTCAGCTCGGGATCATCGACAACGGGACTGGCCGTGTGACGGACCAGAAGAAGTTGGATCAGCTTGAGGTGGAGTACGCCAGGGCTATGACGGAAGCAACGCTCGCCAAAGGCGGCAAACTGACGACGGAAGAGAAATACCGGGTCAGGGACAAGCAAATCCTACTTCCTGGCACCGTGGAGGGCATAATGTATGGGCGCAACGCGGCAACCAAGTTCGGGGCAAAGCTTGATGGGAGAGCTTCGTTCGAGGCGAACAAGGCGGACATCCCGCCCAAGCCAGCGGGTGCGCCAAAAAATGCTTATTGGGACCACGCTCTGGGCTCGTATGTCTTCGAGCGGAATGACGGAGTGGTGTTTAAATACACCGGGAGCAACAAATAATGGCGAACATACCCAACAGCAACCCGGACGGTTTTAAAGAAAGCGACTGGACCCCCATCGGGACAGCTGCGGCGAATGTGCCGGGCGGCGTGTCCACGTCCAGGCCGAGGCAGGTCGAGGCGGAAGGTGTTAACCCTGCCGAATGGACGCCCGTTGCACCAGCCGAACGGTACCAGCCAATCGGCATGGACGTCGAAGGTCTGCGGTCCTCGCTGAATCGCTCTCTCGGTGTCCAGCCGGACCATGTGGCGGACGTGTTCAAAATATCCCGGCGCACGGGGCTGGACATCGGGACCATCGAGCGCAACCCGGAGGATGCGCGCAGGGCCGACGAGCTGGCGCGCAGCGCAGAAGGCCTCGACGATTTCATGCGGCGCAACCCCAAGGCCACGGCCTGGCTGCGCGACCCAGCAAACTTCGGCCTGGCCAAGGATGACCTTGATACCCTGGGCGGGGTTGAACAGGAGTTTACGCGCAACAGCATGAGCGACATCGAGCCAGAGGAAGCCGGAGGCGTTGGTTCATCGGCCCTGAAGACCGTCAAACGCACCATCCCGACCGTTGGAATGGGCCTGTGGGACGTGTATGGGCTTGGCGCTGGCGGCCTAGACTACATCGAACGCGGGCTCGGCAATCTGCTCGGGACCGGAAGTACGGGCGTCTTCGGCCAAGGCCGTGATTATTTCCACGGCCAAGCAGGCGCCATCGCCGACAACATCCTTTCGCAGCCTGGGCTATCACTGCCGAAGTCAAAGCAGGGTCGTTTGTGGGACAACCCGCGCCTGCTGCTTGACCCGGAATGGCTGACGTTCAACGTCGGCGATGCCGCAAACTCAATGCTGCCGACAATCGCCAGCCTTTTCCTCTCCGGTGGGGCGACAGCCGTTCCCGCCGCAGTAGGGGCAATGCAAGAGGCTGGGAGCCTCTATCACCAGCTTATTGCCGAGGATAAGGCCGACCCGGACAAGGCACTGTCCGCCGCGCTGGGATTCGGCGTCGTGGTCGGACAGCTCGAAAAGTTCGGCCTGGACAAAATCATGGATAAGAGGGTCGCCAGCACCTTCGCCAAGCGCATTGCAAAGACGACAGTGGCAGGAACCTCGGAGGGCGCATCGGAGTGGGCAGAAGAACCCTTCCAGGCGTTTTTCCAGGGCATGGCGAACAACGAGAGTCCCGAACAGGTGACGGCGCGTGTTGCCGAATCCCTGAAGAACGTCGACGTCATCCCCGGCGCGTTCATTCTTGGTGGGGCTGGGGCCTACGGCAACACCGCGCACGAATACCACAAGGCCAAGGCAGCGCAGCGCATGGGCGTGGCCTTCGATGAAATCAGCAAGCTCTCCGGCGAGTCCAAGCTCAACGCCCGCCTGCCGGAAGCTTACCAGGAGTATGTTGAGCACGTGCGGCGCGAAACTGGCGGCGCGGTGCCTGAAAAGGTCTACGTGAGTGCGCAGCGGCTTGCCGAGGCTGTTGTAGAGACGGGAGCAAGAGGCGGTGATGGATCTATGCAGGCGGACGCGCAGGTGCTCGCGCAGTTCTTCCAGTCCATCGGCGTGCAGCCGGAAGAGGCCCAGCGCATGGCCGCGCTGGATCAGGACGTTGAAATACCCTTCGCGCTCTATCAGTCCAAGATCGCGCCTACGGACATCGGAGCTGGCCTGGCCAATGATGTTCGCTTCACACACGATGGCATGACCCGCAATGAAGCAGTGGAGTTTGAAAAGGAGTTCCAGGGCCGGGTGCAAGCGGAACTGGCCGCGCAGGAGCAGAACCGGGCGCAGCACGACACGGACCTGTCCCAGGTCATCAGCGAGTACAAAGGTGAACTGGCGCGCATCGGCATGAAGGGCAAGGACGCGGACGCCCAGCTTCAGTTGCTTTCTTCCGGGGCGAATGTCGCTGCTGCCCGCTGGTCCGCTATCAAAGGCGAGACCGTCACCCCGGCCCAGTGGTTGCGCGAGGTGCGCGGGCTGCAAATCCGGGCCGTGGAACAGGGCCAGGCGCAGCACAAGCCCGACCTTGAGCAGGGCATTGCCCACGCCGGGGCCGACTTGTCGAATCCTGAGCAGGTGGCCGAGGCCAAGCGCCTGTGGGAAACCATGGGCACCGAGAGCCCGTATTTCAAGAGATGGTTCGGCGACTCCAAAGTAGTGGATGGAGCGGGAAAGCCGCTGGTTGTGTACCACGGGACGAGCGCGAAGAGCATCGCGGCATTCGACAAGGACAAGACCCAGGATTCCCTTTTCTGGTTCACCTCCGACAAGGCCAAAATCGAAAGCGGTGAATCCGGGGCGGCTGGTGCTTCCAGCATCTTGCCCGTTTATCTATCGGCGAAGAAGCTGGCCGGGTGGAGGGAGTACGACAGGCTTACCATCGACCAGATGATTGCGGAGGGGTACGACGGCATCAAGCTGGATGACGATTACGTGATGTTCTCCCCCGCCCAGATCAAATCGGTGTTCAACCGTGGCACCTTCGACGGTAGCGACCCGCGCATTCTCCACCACCCTATAAATGACGACGTGGACCCGGGCAGGCGCGTGCCGATCATCAGCCTGGACGGCGTGACGCCGTTTGAACTTGGCAGCAAAGGGGCCAAACAGTTCCTCGCCATGTGGAAAGGCGCACCGCTTGTCCTTGATGAAACGGGCGATGGGCTGAAGGCTAAACTGTCAAGCCGTGATGCCGACCACGCCTTTTGGTCAAGCAAGAGGACCGGGCGTGATGATTCCCACCGGACGACAGCCCTGGCCGCGCTTGATGCTGTTTTGCGTGGCGCAGTGCTCGTCGAGACGCTGGAAGCGAAGCACGGTGGGGTCGCCCACACGCACAGATTCTATGTCCCGGTATCCCTTAACGGCAAGACCACGACGCTGCGAATTACAACGCATGAGATGGAGGGCAAGCCGCGGGCAATTGACGGTGTCGAGGTCTATGACGTCATAAATGAAAAAAGCCCTGCATCCCAAACCGCAGCCATTACCGTGGGCAACGGAGCGGCGGGGGGGATGCAAGGCACTCTTTCTGTAAGACAGATGCTCGCGGGAGTCAAGGATTCCGAAGGGCGCTTCTATTTCAAAGGGAGGATTTTCCACGGTGAACCAAGCGCCTCTCGCGGGTCCATATCCTTCACCGACAGAGGCACCTTCATATCACTCTTCAAGGGTGCGGCAAACCTGTCCACCCTCCCGCACGAGTTCGGGCATTTGTTCGTCAACGACCTGGAGGCTATGGTAGCCACCGGCCGCGCACCCGAAAGCGTCGTGAAGGACCTGGAAACGCTCAAGGGCTTCGCGGGCGACCTATCCACCACGGAGGCGCAAGAGAAGCTTGCCCGAGCCTTTGAGGCATACCTGCGCGAGGGCAAGGCTCCCAGCGCGGAACTGCGCACGTCCTTCCAGCGGTTCGCGGCCTGGCTCACTGCAATCTATCGTGACATCCGCGCCCTGGTCGGGCCGGATGGTCTTTCCGACGAAGTGCGCGGCGTGTTTGACCGCATGCTGGCCTCTGAGGACGAGATCGCGGCTGCGGAAGCCTATTACGGCGCAAAGGAAACGCTCGAAAAGATCGCCACGGACATGCTCACGGATGCGGAGAAGAAACGCATTTCCGAGCTGCGCGGCGCGTCCCATGCCGCTGCCCTGGAAAAGCGCATCAAGAGGTATGTGGCAGCCTACCTCAAGGCGCTTGGCGGGAAGCAGGCGCTTGAGGCTGAGGCGCGGGCTGAGGTGGAGGCCCAGCCGGTTTACGCTGCTGCTGACGAAGCCGTGGCGTCCGGTGGCCTCTCCTACGCTGATGTGACCCAGGAACTCGGCGGCGTGGCGCTTATCCCTGAGTTGAACAAGCGCAGACCGGGGCTGGTGCGCGATAACTCCACCTTCAACGTGCAACTGCGCAAGAAGCACGAAGAAGCCCTGGCATCCTTGCGCAAGTCGCAGAAAAAGGACGTGGGGGAACAGCGCAACTTCCTCTCGGAAATGTTTGAGGAAGGGCTGAAGTATAACATGGCCTGGAGGCTCAAGTCATATCTCCTGTACGGGGCTGACCCGCTTGGGGAACACGCGTCTTCGACAATGCCGGATAAAAAGTCGAAGCACTACGCCGCGACCACCGTTGGGCTGGACTACGAGGATGCCGTTTACCACTTCGGCAAGCAAGGGATCGAAGGCATCCAGATCGGCCTGGTGAAACGAGGCGGGATCAAAATTGATGCGCTCATGCAGGAGTGGGGGCTGTCCTCGGCGGACGAAGTGCGCGACGCGCTGCACTTCAACAGGGGCAGCCTGCGCGAGACATTCGTTTCGTCGGGCCTGACGGAACTCAACCAGGACGTGCTGGAATTCCGTCAGAACAGGACCGTTGGGGTAACGCTCCCGGAGGTTCTGGCCCTGAAGCATGGCTTTGACTCCGCAGAGCACCTGCTCATGGAGATACTGAAGTCGCAAAATAAGGGGGAGGCCATCAAGGAGCTGACCGCCCGCAAGTTGTCTGAGAAGGAAAAAGCCCTGCGCGAGCGGCTGGGCGAAGAAACGGTTCCTGGGGAGGAAGACATTCACTCCGATGAAGCGCTAGAGCGGCTGGCCACGGAAGCCAAGGCCCTTGAGAGGCAAATCTATGCTTCCGCCGGGGCAAAGATCAAAGTCACAAAGCCCGTCAACGCTGCGGCCTCGCGTGAGGTTGCCCGCGCCGTGCTCGAGGGGATGACGCTTGCCGATGCCCGTGATTACCGCCGGTTTGCCGCCGCAGAACGCAGGGCCGGACTTGAGGTCGTAAAGGCGGTCAAGGCGCAGAAGTGGCAAGACGCCCTGGCCGCGAAGCAGCGAGAAGCAATTAACCACGCTCTCGTTCTTGAATCTGTGCAACTGCGCGATGAGGTCAACAAAGAGTTGGCCTTCGTTAAGCGCGTGGCCAAGAGCAAGTCGATGCGCTTTGAGGCTAAGGAGCAATTCCTTTCTCTTGTTCAGGCGTACCAATTGGGCACCGAGAGCATGGTGCCGGAACGCCCGGGCGAACTCGCCGACCTTTCCGAGTTCCTGAAGGCCGCGTTTGAGGGTGACCTGTTCAATCCCTTCGACGCCTTCCCAGACTGGCTGCTGCAAAAGCAGAAGGCCGGGCACCATCGAAACCTGCTCACCGCCGATTTCCGAGAGGTCACATACCTCATGCGGAGTCTTGCCGACGTTGGCGGAAGCGAAACCATGAAGATGGCGACGGAAGATAAGAGCTATGGACAAAAGGCGGCAGAGTGTGCTGCGCCTATTGTGGCCTCTGGACAGAAGGTCACCAAGGTGGACGATGCGACCAAACCTGGGCAACGCCGCGAAAAATTCCGCTGGGCCATGGCCTCGCTTAACTTCCAGCGAGACACCTTCCGCAAGGCCGACGGCTTCGTTGACCTCGGCCCCGCGAACTCTCACCATCTCGGCCCGAACCAGGGAATCCATGAACGCATCCAGAAGGCGACTTCGGCCATGCTGCGGATGCTCCAGGGCCACGAAAAGCCCATGCGTGAAGTCGCCAAGGTGCGGCAAGCCTTCGCTGAGCGCTTCCGTCAACAATATGGTGAACTGGCGCCAACGCTGAACGGTGTCGAGGTGCCTAGCGCGCTGCAAAATATTGGTCGCAAATCATGGACTGCGGAACGCGTCTGGACGCTGGCCCGAAACATCGGGAACGGCGGCAACCGGCGCTGCATCATCGAGGGCTACGGGATGGCCTGGGAGGATGTGCAAAAACTTATGGCCGTGCTGACGCGGGACGAACTCCTGGCCATTCAGCGCGAAGGCGAAATCATCGGCGCGCACTATCACGAAGCGGACAAGACGTTCCGCGCAGTTTACCATCGTCCGATGGCCCAGCGCATCGAGTACCAGCCCTTCACGATCCAGGCCGCAGACGGTCCCGTGCAGTTGAACGGCTGGTACTTCCCTATCAATATCGACGCCGCGCTGAACCCGAACGTAGCCGACAGGGCGCAGGCGGACATTCTACAGTCAGACCCGGCACACGGCGCTTTCCCGCCGAATCCGCGCAAGAGCTTCACCAACGCACGCACCGGGACGGCTCTGCCCGTCGCCCTCTCCTTTGACGTGTTCGAGCGGGGCCTTTCTGAGCAGGCGCGATTCGTCCATCTCGCGCCAATATTGAAAGACGCTGACCGGGTGTTCCGTCAGGCCGAATATCGCGAAGCTTACACGGACGCCTTTGGGCGCCACGCCTACGAAGAAATCCGCTTGTGGCTGAAGAACATCGCTACTCCGGTAATGGAGCAAGCCGGGGCCTTCGACAGCGTGCTCGACAAAGGCCGGCGGCTTTCGAGCGTGTGGATCTTGGCGTGGAACCTCAAGAGCGCGCTCAAGCAGGAGCTCGGCTTATTCCCGGCCATGAAGGAAATGGGCGCGCTGTCCGTTCTGCGCGGGCTTAAAACCGTCGCCCCATTCGGAGAGACAACCATCGCCGCAATCAACGCGCTCTCCCCGCGCATGCAGAACCGCGACACAGGCATTGACCAGGAGCAGCGGGAAATACTCGCGAAGGCCCGAAACGAAACGATGAAGCTCGGCTTCGGCAAGCACAAGCTCAGCCTGAAAGTGACACAGCACGACGTGTTGCAGTTCTCTATGTCCCTTCAGCGCCTGTTCGACAAGCACGTCACCTACTCGGTGTGGGCTGGAGCTTACATCAAGGGCCAGCAAGAGCTTGGCATGACGCAAGAGGATGCGATCGATTACGCCGACCGCTTAGTGGAGCGCACTCAGGTGACCAACACCGACGCGGCCATGAATGCACTTCAGCGCAGCCGGGGGGCAATGCGCGTGTTCACCATGTTCATGAGTGAGGCCCTGCCCAAAGGAAGCCGCACGCGCGTGGACTTCAACGCGCTCAAGGCAGGGAGGCTCAGCTACGCGCAGTATGCCCGGTCGGTATTCTATGAATTCGTCGGCCCGGCCCTGTTCAACGCCGCCGCCCTGACGATGCTTGCCGGGGCGGCTCCGGACGAGCCCAAAGACTATTTCTGGGCGCTTTGGAACGAGGTGCTCGGCGTGTTCCCGCTGCTCTCAGGCGTGGCCGGGGCCTACCTGTACGGGCGCGGCGTAGGGGAGACACCGCTCTTCACAGGTTTCGAGTTGCAGGTAAAGGCAGCGGCAAAGGCCGCTAAGATACCAACCGACATGGAGAATTTGGACAACTGGGCAGGTCTATTTCTGGCCCTGCTCGACGTGGCCGCATTCTCCGCAGGAGTCGGCAACGTGCGCCGCCACTGGCAGACAGCCGCCGAAGGCTGGGAGGATATCTCCGACGATGAGACTAAGAACCCCCTGCGTTTGTTCCTGAAGAAACCCAAAGGGCACTAGGAGGCCAAGCACATGACAATAAGCTCAAGCGTATCCTCGTCCACGCTGAACGGGAATGGGGCGGCTACGGACTTCCCATTCTCCTTCACCGTGTGGGACGCAAGTCAACTGCGGGTATACGTCACCGCGCCAGGTGGCAGCGCCGTGGAAAGCACCAACTGGACGGCAACGCTCACCGGCACTGGTGGAACGGTAAAGTATCCTGCTGTCGGCGGAACGGTGTTGCCTGCTGGAGCAACCATAACCATCCTGCGAAATATGCCTTTTACTCAGGAAATTGACCTGGTCCAGGGCGTGGCGTTTGACCCTGTAGTTATCGAGGTCGCGTTGGACCAACTGACAGCCACGGCGCAACAGCTCCGCGAGGAGGCTACGCGCTCGGTCAAGGTTCCTCCTGGTTCCACCACCGACCCTTCCGCGCTCATCGCACAGTTACAGACGGACGCGGAAAACGCCGCCACGAGCGCGGCCAGCGCTGTAGCATCTGCCAATGAGGCCGCAGCCTCGGCAGCCGCCGCTCAGGCTGCGTCCGGCGGGGTCAAGGTGAGCGGCAACGACACCATGTATGGCGACCTTGAGGCGAAGTTGCTCGCCGGGACTGGCGTCCTGCTTTCGACGCAAAATGACGGTGCAAGCGAAACCCGCACCGTTTCCGTTGACGTTGGCACCAGCGCCGGGAAAATCCCCGTCCTTGACGGCGGGGGCAAGCTGGCAACGGCGATCATTCCCTCTGGCATCAGTAGCGTTGACCCCACAGCCCGCGACATAGCCATGATGACCAGCATGATTGTGTGGCGTAACTCTTCCAGGGCCAGTGGGCCAATCCCGAGTGGATTTCTCAACACATTCCAGACAGATGAGTTGGCGACGAAGACCAACGCGACCTACGACGCCATGAACAAACTCTA